ATGAATACGGGCTTGATCTCGACACTGCCCGATTTGAGGTCTGGCGCCGCTTGTCTTGCCTCCAAGGATCGGACGGCGATTGAGGGGTTTCTGGCGGATCTGCCGAAGGATGCCTTGCTGGCATTGCCCTATTTGTTTGAGTTCTGGGCACTGGATCACCAATTGCCGCCGGAAGGCGACTGGAAGACATGGATCGTGATGGGGGGGCGTGGGGCCGGGAAAACCCGGGCTGGCGCTGAGTGGGTGCGGTCCGAGGTTGAGGGGGCACGCCCCCTCGACCCCGGCCGTTCAAAGCGGGTCGCTTTGATCGGCGAAACCTATGAGCAGGCGAGAGATATCATGGTCTTTGGCGACAGCGGTCTTCTGGCCTGTTCGCCACCTGACAGAAAACCTGTCTGGGAGGCTTCGCGCCGTCGGCTGGTTTGGGCCAATGGCGCGATTGCCCAGGTGTTCTCGGCCTTTGACCCGGAGGCCTTGCGCGGTCCTCAATTTGATGCGGCCTGGGTTGATGAATTGGCGAAATGGAAAAAAGGTGCGGCGGCCTGGGACATGCTGCAATTCGCGCTGCGCCTGGGGGAACATCCGCGCCAGGTGGTGACAACGACACCGCAGAATGTGGGCGTCCTGAAAGACATCCTTGAACGGGCTTCGACCGTTGTGACAAGCGCGCCGACCTCGGCCAATCGCGCCTATCTTGCTGCATCCTTCCTGGAGGAGGTAACAGCAAAATATGGCGGGACCCGGCTTGGGCGGCAGGAATTGGAGGGGGTCCTTCTGGAGGATGCCGAGGGCGCCCTTTGGACAAATGAAATGATTGAGGCCGTGCGGGTCGATGCAGCAGGCGAACTGAACCGGATCGTTGTGGCCGTCGACCCGCCGGTAACGGGGCATAGTGCTTCGGATGAGTGCGGGATCATCGTCGCCGGGGTCAGTCAGGCCGAGGCGATCGGAGATTGGCGTGCGGTGGTACTGGAGGATGCGAGTGTGGCGGGCGCCTCGCCCACGGGTTGGGCTGAGGCGGTTGTGCGGGCGGCGCATAAATGGGGGGCGGACCGGGTTGTGGCCGAGGTGAATCAGGGGGGCGACCTTGTCGAAACCGTGGTTCGGACGGTTGACCCGCTGATCTCCTATCGCGCCGTCCGCGCGGCGAAAGGCAAGGTGGCGCGAGCCGAGCCGGTGGCCGCGTTATACGAGCAGGGCCGGGTCGGGCATCTGCGCGGGCTTGGGCCGCTGGAGGATCAGATGGTGCAGATGACCGCAAATGGTTTTGCCGGGCGCGGCTCGCCCGACCGGGTGGATGCTTTGGTCTGGGCCCTGACCGACCTGATGCTGGAGCCCGCCGGTCGTTACCGCGCCCCAAGGATGCGCGGCCTTTAGCCAGACCGGCTTGGCCGACAATTTAGATTTTCGAACGATGTTGGCCCGTTTCGGGCCTTTCCTTTTTTGGAGCAAGCATATGGTTTTTGGCCTTTTCAAACAGGCGGATACCGGTGCGGATGAGGTCAAGGCCTCAGGCGCGGCACCGGTGATTGCCTTTCATTCCACGGGTCGGGTGGCCTGGTCGGCACGGGACACGGCAAGCCTGACGAAAAACGGTTTTCAGGGAAACCCCGTTGGCTTCCGTGTGGTCAAAATGATTGCCGAAGCGGCAGCGGCATTGCCGCTTGTTTTGCAGGACGCGGAACGGCGGTATGAGACGCATCCGTTTCTGGATCTGTTTGCGCGGCCAAATCAGGGACAGGCGCGGGCCGATATGCTGGAAGCGCTGTATGCCCAGATACTTTTGTCCGGCGACGGCTATCTTGAGATTGTGACATCTCCGGAGGGTGATCCGCTGGAGCTTTACGTTTTGCGGTCCGACCGGATGGCGATCATTCCGGGCAGCGATGGCTGGCCGATTGCATATGAATATCGGGTCGGCGCGCGGAAACACCGGTTTGACATGACCGGCGCGGAAATGCCGATCTGTCATATCCGATCGTTTCATCCCCAAGATGATCATTACGGGTTGTCTCCGTTGCAGGCGGCCGCTTCGGCGGTGGATGTCCACAACTCGGCGTCCCGTTGGTCGAAATCGCTGCTCGACAATGCGGCGCGACCGTCGGGTGCGATCGTCTATCGCGGCTCGGACGGGCAGGGGCAGTTGGGGGAAGACCAATATGCCCGGCTGTTGGACGAAATGGCATCTTATCATCAAGGTGCCGCCAATGCCGGCCGGCCGATGTTGCTGGAAGGCGGTCTGGATTGGAAACCGATGGGCTTTTCGCCGTCGGATATGGAGTTCCAGAAGACCAAAGAGGCGGCGGCCCGTGATATCGCGATGAGTTTCGGCGTGCCTCCGATGCTTTTGGGTCTTCCGGGCGATGCCACCTATGCCAATTACCAGGAGGCCCATCGTGCCTTTTACCGGCTGACAGTCCTTCCGATGGCGCAGAAGGTGCTGGCCAGCGTGTCAAACTGGTTGGGGTCCTATGTCGAGGGAGAGGCGAAGTTTCTGCCGGATCTCGACAATATCCCGGCCTTGTCGGTTGAACGGGAAGCGCGCTGGAAGCGGGTCAGTGAGGCGGAGTTCCTGAGCCCGGCGGAAAAGCGGGCGATGCTGGGGCTGCCGAAACTGGGGGATGAGTGATCGTCCCCGCGCCGGCGGATCGCGGTTTTTATACGAACCTTTTGATGCTGCGGCGGCCCGCATCGAAGCCCATGAGCGGGTGACGGATGAGCGGTGGCACGGGCTGGAACGGCGGCTTCTGACGATCGAGACAACTCTTGAAAGGTTGGAACGGCGGCTGTGGCTCGCGGTTTATGGGGTGGCCGGTTTCATCCTGACACAGGGCTTTCTGGTCTTTGTGGATATCTCGGGACAATGAGGAATTGATTATGGTGAATGGTGAATTGGACAGCGGGCTGGAACGAAAGTTTTGCCGCTTTGATGACGGATTGGCGCTGAACGAGAACGTGATCTCAGGCTATGCGTCGGTCTTTGGTCTGGCGGATCAGGGTGGCGATATCGTCCAGGCGGGCGCTTATGGCGGCAGCTTGTCTGCGCTGGCGGCTTCGAGCCGGCAAGTGAAGATGCTGTGGCAACATGATCCGACCCAGCCAATCGGGATCTGGGACGAAGTTCGGGAAGATGCCAAGGGGCTTTTCGTGAAAGGCAGGCTGTTGGCGGAAATCGCAAAGGGACGCGAGGCCCAGGCTCTGATTGCCGCCGGGGCAATTGATGGTCTGTCCATTGGCTATCGCACCAAGCGGGCTGAGAAGAATGCCAAGGGCCAGCGGCTCTTGCATGAGCTGGATTTGTGGGAGGTGTCGCTAGTGACGTTCCCGATGCTTCCGGCAGCACGGGTCGAGGGCAAGGCGGATGCCGATGCCATTGAACTCGTGCGGGACGTGGCGGATGCGATCGCAGATGCCAGGTACAAACTGGCGGAATGGCGCCAGTCGTAAATTTCATCGAGATGCAAGGATGGATTGATGAAGGAAGTGAAGTCGTCCGAGGGCGTTCCGGAAGTGAAAACGGCCCTTACGGGATTTTTGAGTGATTTCAATGATTTTCAGACGGAGTTGAAATCCCGTCTCAACAAGCAGGAAGAGCGTCTTACCATGATTGAACGCAAGAATGTTACCACTTTGGGCCGTCCGGCCCTGTCGATGGCAGCCGAGGCGGAGCCAGCGCATAAAAAGGCCTTTGATGCCTATCTGCGCTCTGGCGATGACGATGCGCTGCGCGGTCTTGAACTGGAAGAAAAGGCGCTATCGACATCCGTGGCGGCCGATGGTGGCTATCTGGTTGACCCACAGACCACTGAAACGGTGGCTTCGGTTCTGCGGAACGCTTCGTCGATCCGCTCGGTTGCCAGTGTCGTTCATGTTGAATCGAATTCGTTCGATGTGCTGATCGACCACACCGATATTGGGGCCGGTTGGGCCTCGGAGACCGGGTCGACCACGGAAACGGGTACACCGCAGATTGACCGGATTTCAATCCCGCTGCATGAATTGTCGGCCCTGCCGAAAGCGTCGCAGCGTCTGCTGGACGATTCCGCCTTTGATATCGAGGGCTGGATCGCCAACCGCATCGCCGACAAGTTTGCCCGTTCGGAAGGGACGGCCTTTGTGTCGGGCGATGGCGTCGACAAACCGAAAGGCTTCCTGACATACAGCTCGGCAACGAACGGCACAGAAGTATGGGGCGAGTTTGGCCATATCACGACCGGCGTCGACGGCGATTTTCCGGCGTCCAATCCGGCCGATGTGATCGTCGATCTGGTGTATGCCCTGGGGGCAGAGTACCGCGCCAACGCAAATTTTGTGATGAATTCCAAAACTGCCGGTGCCGTGCGCAAAATGAAGGATGCCGATGGCCGCTTCTTGTGGTCGGACGGTCTGGCCGCTGGTGAGCCCGCACGCCTGATGGGGTATCCGGTGCTGATCTGCGAGGACATGCCCGATATTTCCACCTGGTCCCCGGCGATTGCCTTTGGTGATTTCGCTTCGGGTTACACCATTGCGGAACGCCCGGACCTGCGTGTGCTGCGCGACCCGTTCAGCGCCAAGCCGCATGTCCTGTTTTATGCCACCAAACGTGTCGGTGGTGATGTCAGCGACTTCAACGCGATCAAACTGCTGAAATTCGCACTGGGCTAAGGCCCCCTGGCTGACGAGATGGCGTCCAGTCCAAGGGTTGGGCGCCGTTTCACGCGCGCGTTTTTTTACTCGCGTCATCTAGCTGCTCCCCCTCCGTCCGAGTGACGCGGGGGCGCGCGCGTGATCCCGTTTGGGGGATTGGGTTTTCGGAGGAAAGATATGGTTTTGGTGGAACTTGGTTCGATTTCGACGGCGGTATTGCCGATTGCTGAATTCGCGAACCATTTGCATTTGGGGACGGGCTTTGCCGAGGATGGTGATGAAACTGCGATCCTTGAGGCCTATTTGCGGGCCGGCATTTCCGCGATTGAAACGCGGATTGGCAAAGCGATGATTACGCGGGAATATTCCTGGCAATTGACGCAGTGGCATCGCCCGGACCAGCAGGTCCTGCCGGTGGCACCTGTTTCGGCGATCACCGAGATCCGTTTGGTCGACGCCGCTGGCACGAGCCAGGTTGTTGATCCTGACAGCTATTATCTGGTCAAGGATTCCCAACGTCCGCGTCTGGTGAGTGCGGTCGGCGCCTTTCCGTCGATTGCATCGGCGGGCGGTGTCGAGATCGACTTTCAGGCTGGCTATGGGCCTGCCTGGTCGGACATGCCCGTGGATCTGGCACAGGCCGTGTTTCTTCTGGCGGCGCATTATTATGAGAACCGTCACGCGACGAGCGATCGTGACGGGTTGATCCCCTTTGGCGTGATGGCTCTGATTGAGACCTATCGCAAAGTCCGCATCCTGGGGGGAGGAGCATGACGGCCCGCAATCTGACCCGCAAACTGGTCCTGGAAAAACCGGTTCGCGTGGCCGACGGGGCCGGTGGATATTCTGAAACCTGGACCCCACTTGGCACAGTTTGGGCGGAATTTCGGTCGCGCAGCGGTCGCGAGCGGGGGATTGCAGGAACGGCTGTATCGGCCATGGCCTATCGCGTTTTTGTCCGTGCTGCGCCGGTCGGCGACAGCCGCCGACCCGTTCCCGGGCAGCGGTTCATCGAAGGCGCGCGCGTCTTCGCCATTGAAGCGGTTTCAGATAACGACCAGCGGGGCCGTTACCTTGAATGTTTTGTCCAAGAGGAGGTCGCAACATGAGCTATGCCATTTCTCAGGCATTGCAAACCGCCGTATTTGCGGCCTTATCGGCCGATGTCACTTTGTCCGGTCTGATCGGAAGCAACATTTATGATGCGCCACCTTCGGGCACATTGCCCGAAACCTATATCCTGTTGGGCGAAGAAGTGGTGAAGCCGAAAGGCGACATGTCCGTCGATGGGGCAGTGCACGAGATTTACGTATCGGTGTTTTCCAGCGCAGCAGGATTTTCCGCCGGTAAAGCGGTCGCCGTTTCGGTTTCGGACGTTCTTACCGACGCGGCGCTCAGCCTTGGGCGCGGCCAGTTGTCGTCGCTTCGCTTTCTGAAGGCACGGGCCCGTCGGGGTGTGCCGCCAAATGGGCGGCGTGTGGACCTCGTCTTTCGGGCCTATGTCGAAGACGTTTGATTTCATTGGGTTAATTTCGGGCCTCGCCCGTATTTTTTTGAAGAGGAAAGATCATGGTTGCCCAGAAAGGCAAAGATTTGCTCATCAAGCTCGACCTCACGGGGTCCGGGGCTTTCACCACGATTGCCGGCTTGCGGGCCACGCGTATCACATTCAACGCCGAGCCGGTCGATGTCACCACGCTTGATTCCACGGGCGGCTGGCGCGAGCTTTTGGGTGGGGCTGGCGTGCGTTCAGCTTCAATCTCGGGCTCGGGCGTGTTTCGCGACGAGACAACCGACGAACGTGCCCGTCAGATCTTTTTCGACGGCGAAGTGCCGGAATTTCAGGTGATTATTCCGGATTTCGGCGTGGTCGAAGGCGCGTTTCAGATCACGTCGATCGAATATGCTGGCAGTCATGACGGCGAGGCCAGTTATGAACTGACCATGGCTTCGGCTGGCGCCCTGACCTTCACAGCGATCTGATGGCGAACCCTTATCGAGGAGAGGTGACGCTGGTTCTGGACGGCCAGGCGAATATCCTGCGCCTGACCCTTGGGGCCCTGGCGGAGCTGGAAGAAGAGTTGGAGGAAAAGTCGATCCTGAGCCTGGTTGAACGGTTCGAGGAGGGCGATTTCACGACAAGGGAACTGCTGGCCCTTTTGGCCGCTGGCCTTCGGGGAGGCGGCTGGCAGGGTGATCTGCCGGATCTGAAATCAGCAGAAATACAGGGTGGTCCCGTGGGCGCGGTCCGCATTGCGGCCCGGCTTTTGGCGGTGTCCTTCGCGGTGGATGATGGCGGGGTTTGATTGGCCATCGATGCTGCGGGCCGGGCTTCATGGCTTGCAGTTGAAGCCGGATGAGTTTTGGGCCCTGACCCCGGTGGAGTTCCTGGTGATGCTGGGGCTGGAACAGGGCGGTGCGCAAACATTGTCACGGTCAGGATTGGCGGAGTTGTTGGATCGGTTTCCGGACCGGCCGGACGGAGAAGGGTGAATGGCAGATATTAACGATAGTTTTCAGTCGCTGGACGCTCAGGTCGATGATCTGGAGCTGGCTGTGGATGCAACGCGAAACGTGTCGGCTGTTTTTCGGGCCGAACTGGAGGCGATGCGGGTCAATCTGGCAGAGTCGAGTACATATGTGAACGGTTTGTCCCGGTCCATCGGCTGGGGTTTGCGGCGCGCGTTTGACGGGCTGGCATTTGATGGCAAGAACCTTACGCAGGTGATGCACGGTCTGGCCAAAAGCATCGCTGACGCGGCTCTGACACGGGCCCTCATGCCGGTTCAGAACCATTTTGGGCAAATGATTGCGGGCGGCGTGGAAACGCTGGTTGGCAATCTTATGCCATTTCAGAACGGTGCGGCCTTCAGCCAGGGACGGGTAACGGCCTTTGCGCGGGGCGGAGTGGTTAGTCAGGCCACAAATTTCCCAATGCGCGGGGGCATGGGGCTGATGGGCGAAGCGGGACCCGAGGCGATCATGCCGCTGGCGCGTGGTGCCGATGGGCGCCTTGGGGTCCAGGCAGCGGGGACGGGGCGGCCGGTCATGGTCAATATGACGATTTCGACCCCCGATGCCGAAGGGTTTCGCCGGTCACGAAGCCAGATTGCGGCTCAGATGGGGCGCGCCATTGCCCGGGCCAGCCGGTCTAATTGAGGGGGTATATCATGAATTTCCACGAGGAACGGTTTCCCGCCAGCCTGAGCTTCGGCTCGGTTGGTGGTCCTGAGCGGCGGACCGAGATTGTCACGTTGGCCAACGGGTTCGAGGAACGCAACAGCCCCTGGGCGGATTCCCGGCGACGGTATGACGCCGGGGTCGGGATGCGGTCGCTGGACGATATTGATACGCTTGTCTCCTTTTTCGAGGCACGCCACGGCCAGCTTTTCGGCTTTCGCTGGAAAGACTGGACCGATTACAAATCCTGCCTGCCCTCGGCCACGCCAGGTCCTGAGGATCAGGTGATCGGGTCAGGTGACGGTGAAACCAAGGTGTTTCAACTGTCGAAAGGATATCGGTCTGGCGCAGTTGAATACCGCCGCGCGATCAAAAAGGCCGTTGCCGGTACGGTGTCGGTCGCTGTTGCCGCAGATATCTTGACCGAAAACGTTCATTTCATGGTTGCCGCTGATACCGGGTTGATCACGCTCGTCGACGCGCCGGAAATTGGTGCCGAAGTGACCGCCGGCTTTGAATTCGACGTGCCGGTACGGTTCGATACGGATCGTCTGGAAATGTCCGTGCGCAATTTTGCCGCCGGTGATATTCCAACCGTTCCCGTGGTCGAGGTGCGTGTCTGATGCGCCAGATTGACGTGGGGATGGCCACCCATCTGGCCAGCGGTGCGACGAAAGTCGCCAGATGTTGGGCATTGGAACGGCGCGATGGCGTTGTGATGGGGTTCACGGATCACGACCGGGACCTGAAATTTGACGGGATCACTTTCAAGGCATCAAGCGGGCTGGACGGGTCGGTTTTGCATTCGAGCAGTGGGCTGAGCGTTGACAATGCCCAGGCAGTCGGGGCCTTGAGCGATCTCAGCCTGACCGAGGCGGATATTCAAAGTGGCAGGCTTGACGGAGCAAAGGTGAGAGCCTGGACGGTGAACTGGTCCGATGTCGATCAACGGATTCTTCGGTTTCAAGGGACGATTGGTGAGATTCGGCGCTCTGGCGGCGTTTTTGAGGCCGAATTGCGCGGCTTGGCCGAAGCCTTGAACCAACCACGGGGCAGGGCCTTTCACCGACACTGTGCCGCCGTGTTGGGCGATGCACATTGCGGTGTGGATCTGAACGATCCGGGATATGCCATCGAATTGACGTGGCAGGGTGAGGCGGAAACAAGCCGGTTCCTTCTGGACGGGCTGGGAGGCTATGCCGAGAGCTGGTTTCGGCACGGGACCATGCGGATCCTGAGCGGCAGCGCGGCCGGGCTGTTTGGTTTGATCCAATCGGATCGCACAACCGCGACTGGCCGGGTGCTTGATCTGTGGCAGGCTTTGCCGGTCGCCGTGGCCGAAGGTGATCTGATCCGCCTTGAGGCAGGTTGCGACAAATCTTCGTCGACCTGTCGGCTGAAGTTTCACAACCTTCTGAATTTTCGAGGATTTCCGCATATGCCTGGCGAAAATTGGCTGATGTCATATCCCGTTTCCGGCGGCGTCAATGATGGCGGTTCCCTGGGATGAGTCGGGCGGATGTGGTCGAGGCCGCGCGCAAATGGATCGGTACCCCGTATGTCCATCAGGCTTCGGCCATTGGTGCTGGTACGGATTGTCTGGGGCTGTTGCGCGGTGTCTGGCGTGACGTCGTCGGCGCGGAACCAGTCAAAATTCCGAGCTATTCGCGGGATTGGTCAGAACCCGGTGGTGATGAGGCGCTCTGGCGCGCGGCCGACGTTCATTTGATGGCGAAACCTGTGGCCGAAGCAGCGCTTGGTGACGTCATTTTGTTTCGTATGCGATCGGGAACGGTTGCAAAACATCTGGGGATTGTCAGCCGCATAGGGTCTGCCCCTGGTTTCATACATGCCTATAGCCGCCACGGCGTCATTGAAAATGCTCTGTCGCGGCCTTGGCAGCGCCGGATCGTGGCGCGATTTGAGTTTCCCTCAAGGAGAGATTGATGGCCACTTTGGTTTTATCTGCGGTCGGTGCCAGTATCGACGGCGCTGTTGGCGGCTCGGTCTTCGGACTGTCTTCAGCGGTGCTGGGACGTGCGGTTGGCGCGACGATTGGACGGTATATCGACCAGCAAGTGCTGGGGTCGGGCTCGGCAGCCGTGCCGACGGGCAAGATAGACCGGTTTCGGCTAACGGGCGCGACCGAAGGCGCGACCGTGCCAAAAGTATTCGGGCGGGTTCGGGTCGGCGGGCAGGTCATCTGGGCCTCGCGCTTTCGCGAAGAGATCCATGAAAGCGGCGGCTCGGGAAAAGGTGGCAGCGGAACCCCAAAAACATCGCGCTATGGCTATTCCGTGTCCTTGGCGCTGGCGCTTGGCGAAGGCGAAGTAACCTCGCTTGGGCGGATCTGGGCGGATGGGGTTGAGGTGTCGCGCGATCAATTCCAGCTGAGGTTCTATCCTGGTGACGACACACAGCTTCCGGATCCGAAGATTGAGGCCGTAGAAGGCGCAGGCACCACGCCCGCCTTTCGCGGAACAGCCTATGTGGTGTTTGAAGATCTGGATCTCGAACCCTTTGGCAACCGGGTGCCGCAATTCAGTTTCGAGATCTATCGTCGGGCCCAGACCGGCGCAGGGTCGAGTGATCCGGCGGCGTTGATTTCGGGTGTCGCACTGATCCCGGGGTCAGGCGAATACGCTTTGGCGACCACACCTGTGCATTATTCCGATGGACCGGGTCAGAACCGGTCCGCCAATGTCAATTCCCCGAGCGGTCAGACCGATTTCACGGCGTCGATGCAGCGATTGCGCGAAGATGTTTCGGGCATCCGCGCAGCATCTCTGGTGGTCACCTGGTTTGGCGACGATCTGCGTGCCGGTCAGTGTACGGTACAGCCGAAGGTGGAGCAGGCCGAGAGTGACGGTGTCGGGATGCCGTGGACGGTGTCGGGCCGCACGCGTTCTGGCGCGGCAGTTGTCAGCGACAAGGACGGTCGCCCGATCTTTGGCGGAACCCCGGCGGATGCGTCTGTGATCGAGGCGATTGAGGAATTGAACGCCGGTGGTCAGGAGGTAATGTTTTACCCCTTCGTGATGATGGACATCCAGACGGAAAACGGATTGACCGACCCCTGGTCCGGGGCTTCGGATCAACCCGTCGTTCCCTGGCGTGGACGGATTACCACGGATATGGCGCCCGGACAGGCCGGATCCACAGACGGGACAGCGGCGGCTGAGGCTGAGGTTTCGGCGTTTTTCGGCGCGGCGCAAGTGTCGGATTTCACACAAACGGGCGACGGGGTCGCCTATGCTGGCCCAGCTGAATGGTCCTATCGGCGGTTCGTATTGCATTATGCCCATCTGTGTGCGGTTGCAGGCGGTGTCGAGAGCTTTTGTATCGGCTCGGAACTGCGTGCGCTGACGCAAATTCGCGGTGCGGGCAACAGTTTTCCGGTTGTTGATGCCCTTGTTCAACTGGCCGCGGATGTCCGTCAGATCCTTGGGCCAAATACTAAAATCAGCTATGCTGCGGATTGGTCGGAGTATTTTGGGTATCACCCGCAGGATGGCTCGGGCGACGTATACTTTCACCTGGACGCGCTGTGGGCAGACGCCAATATCGATTTCATCGGAATCGACAATTACATGCCCTTGTCGGATTGGCGCGACGAGCCGGGTCATGCGGATGAGGGCTGGCGGTCGATCTATGCGCTTGACTATCTGAAATCGAATATCGAAGGCGGTGAGGGGTATGATTGGTATTATCCATCGCCAACGGAGCGGGATTATCAGTTCCGCAGTGATTTCACCGATGGCGCATATGGCGAAGATTGGGTCTGGCGGTACAAGGATATTCGCAACTGGTGGTCTGAATTGCATCACAACCGAATTGGAGGGGTCCGCAGTGAAAACCCCACGTCCTTTTCCCCGAAGAGCAAACCGATCCGATTCACCGAGCTTGGCTGTGCGGCCATTGACAAGGCGACCAACCAGCCGAATGTTTTTCTGGATGCCAAATCCTCTGAAAGCCAATTGCCGTATTATTCAAACGGCCATCGTGATGATTTTATTCAATTTCAATATTTGCGCGCGATGCATGAGTATTGGACCGATCCCGCCAACAACCCGGTTTCCGAGGTTTACGGAGGGGCGATGCTGGACATGGCGCATGCCTATGTTTGGGCTTGGGACACCCGCCCATGGCCGGAGTTTCCTGCCAATCAGGCGGTCTGGAGCGATGGCGAGAACTATGCGCGCGGGCATTGGCTGAACGGGCGCATCGGCGCGCAAGCGCTGTCGGATATTATCGCGGAAATCTGCGGTGAAAGCGGTGTTGCTGCGCTGGCGTTCAACCAGTGCTACGGGGCGGTTCGCGGATATTTGACGGCGGATGTTGATACTGCGCGCGCCAAACTGCAGCCTTTGCTGCTGACATATGGCATTGATGCGGCCGAAGAAGATGGGGTCGTGCATTTTCGAAAGCGCGCAGGCGTCTCGGACGGGGCGGTGCCAAAGGATGCCTTGGTCTGGACTGGCGAAAACCTGAGCGAGGCCGTGGTCACGCGTCAGCCAGAGGCCGAGTTGGCCGGAGAAATCCGATTGCAGTTCATCCGCAGCGACGGGTCGTATGAGGCGGATCAGGCAGAAGCTGTTTTCCCGGATGACACGCCATTGAGTGTGGCAACGACGGAGGTGCCAATCGTTCTGTCTGGCAGCGAAGCCTCGGCAATTGCGCAGCGATGGTTGGCGGAGTCACGTGTTTCCCGCGATAGCATCAGTTTTGCATTGCCGCCTTCAATCGCCGGGATCGGTGTCGGCGATGTTCTGGACCTGCCAGCGTCGCTTGGCGGAGGGCTGGTTCGGGTTGAAAAAATCGAAGAACAGGGCGAACGTCGGGTCGATGCCGTTCGGGTGGACAGACAAGTGTACCGCCCCCTGGAAGGCGTCAATGATGAGGGTGACAGCCTTGCGGCATTTGTCCCGCCTGTTCCGGTGTTTCCGCTGTTTCTGGATTTGCCGTTGATCTCGGGTGATGAAAATCCGATTGCGCCGCATATTGCCGTGGCTGCGACCCCCTGGCCGGGATCGGCGGCGCTTTATTCGTCGCCGAGTGATGACGATTATTCGCTGAACACTTTGGTTGAGCGGAGCGCGACAATCGGGGTGACCCAAACGGCTTTGCCTGCGGCAGACACGAGTGTTTGGGACAATGGCCCCCCTGTTCGGGTGCAATTTGGATCGGGAGCGGTTCAATCGGCGGACAAGAATGCTGTCCTGAATGGGGCAAATATTGTTGCCATCGGATCCGGGCAGGATGACGACTGGGAAATATTCCAATTCGCCGATGCGACTTTGGTAGGTGAGAATACATACGACCTTTCGACGAGGCTTCGGGGGCAGGCTGGAACCGATGGGTTGATGCCAGACTTCTGGCCCGTGGGAAGTTACGTTGTCGTTTTGAATGCCGTCCCGGAACAGATCACGCTTTCGCAATCTGCGCGGGGCTTGGCGCGGCATTATCGGGTTGGGCCGGCCGGTCGTCCCTATAGCGATGCATCCTATCTTCATGAGGTCAGGGCGTTTTCCGGGGTTGGCTTGCGTCCCTATGCGCCCAGTCATATTCGGGCCGACCTGCAATCAAACGGCGATTACGCCATTCATTGGATCCGTCGAACCCGGATCGACGGCGACAGTTGGGAAGGGATTGAAGTTCCTTTGGGTGAGGTGGCCGAGCAGTATCGGCTGCGCATTCGGGACGCCGGTGGCGCTTTGGTGCGTGAAACCGATACCTTTGGTCCGGCGTTCCTTTATTCGGCTGCAACCCGGGCGAGCGACGGGATCACCGGGGCGTTCAACATTGAAGTTGCACAGATTTCAGACCGGTTTGGCGCCGGGCTTTTCAGAAAGGTTTTAGTCGATGAGTAA